CTCGATAAAGGTTCCCCGTGGGCGGGTGGAATTTATCCCATCCCGTCCGCTCCTGACTATTTCGAGGATTCCGTAAAGCTGCAAGCTCTCGGAAACCTAGACAGAACGCCATACTCGTTCGCGGAGGATATCGCTGAGATGCGGGAGACGCTTCGTTTTTTACGAAACCCTCTCGGATCTTTACGCAAACTTACCAAGGAATTGGATAAGGATGCTAGCGATCTCATGGACAAATACAAGGCACTTACAAGAGCGAAGGCTGTTGCCGACGTTTACTTGCAGTACCGCTTTGCCCTTAGTCCGCTCGTTCGTTCCTGTCAAGACCTCATGGAGGCCTTTTCAGACAAGATTCATCGCCCGAAAAGGCGAACTGCTCGTGGTAAGGACGTGTGGTCGGATACCGCTTCTGGTACCGGCAAATCACGAAATTACTACTTGTGGGAAGGCTCGTCGAAAGTCGAGCACGAACACAAAGCAGGCATCTTGTACGAAGTCACCAATCCTCTCGAGGATTGGCGGTTCAAGTATGGTTTGAGGTTCAAAGATATACCGGAGACGTTGTGGGCAATTATGCCCTATTCGTTCATGGTTGATAGGGTGTGGAACGTCTCACAAGCAGTGAGAGGTGTCACATCTTTCTTAGACCCCAATGTAAAGATCCTGGCAGGGTGGTATACTACAAAGATTACCACCACAAGTACGCTTAGTTATCTTGACTATACGTACCCATCTGCTAGTACCGTTACCATTCAACCTGATGTACGTACAGTGTCAAACTTTACGTACAGTCGGGCTGTTTGGGATCCGTCTTTGAGCGACGCCATTCCTCCTACGAGGTTTGACCAGCTCATTGATACTTCAACCAAGTTAGCCGACCTGGCCTCGCTGATTCTTCAGCAAGTCAGACTCCGTTAACATAACCCAAAAGGTGACATTATGTCTCTTTCAAGTGCAAGTGTGCCGATTGGCGCGTCCTACTCCCCTTCAGGGGGTTCAGCAACTAGTCTCGTTTCCCTCGGACAAAATGAGGGTACGAACAAGTTGTACATCGACGACGGATCAGATCTGATCCTTCGCAAGACTTGTCTTGCGACGTCGAAAGCACCGACCGTTAATGCGGGTGCCCCTAACGGGTACACGCAGCAACGTTCGTCCATCGTGTTCCTTGTGCCGATGTTGTTGGCAAATGGTAACTACACCACTAATACCGTCAAAATCGAGGTCGCTTTCGACCCTGAGGCTGACGCGAGCGAGCGCGCGTATCTTCGCGAGCTTATTGCTCATTGTGGCGTAGATGCAGACTTTGATGGTCTGTTTGACGATGGATCGGTCGCGTAATGAAAGCCGTTAACTTTAGGCTTGCGTTTATCGCAGCGTGCATTACAGACATTTCTGGCTGTAGTGCGATTGCTCCGGTAGACGATTACATGACCACCCATAACCTCTACGGGAATCTTTGTAAAGAATTCCTGGACGAGGCTGGGGATGCAGCTCCAGAGCAGAAATGCTCCGGGGACAACTGCGCCGGTGTTGACTCCAATCTCAATGAAGGAAGTATCCAAAATGAGAAAGAAGAGGACGTTAACCAAGAGGAAGCTCTTTAACCCTGACAAAATAGCGACAGCTATCAGTCAGACTATTAATCGCGATCTATCCTTCGCCCACCAGTTGTATGGCGGGGGAAATTCGCTACAAGAGTTTTTTCAGAAGGTTCAAACGGAGAGTACCTTAAAAAAGTACGATCCTATGACTAGCAATCCAGATGTGTTGGAAGAAGAGGCTTTTAAGTCTTTCCTTGCAACTAACTGTAGGATGCGTGAAGTTAACCGGAATTTCCGGGTCCCTCGCGACATTCCTGCACACCATCTGTCCCCGATAGAGCTTACGCTCAAACGGGCCCGTGCACTCGTGCACTGGGTCCTTCGGGATATTGTTTGGGATGAATTAGTCGAATTCGCCTCCCATTCAGGAGGCGTTACCAAGGGTGTCAAATTTTCTGACACTTCTTGGGTGGCTAAGTTCACCTACCCAATGTCTACAACTCGAGTAGTTGCGAACTTGTTCAATCAATACTTGTTGGAGAACAAACAGTTCTCCGATGCCATCTCCGATCTTAATGGAGAAGGCCGTCAGCATGTTGCTGAGAAGTATGATTTTACTCGTTCATCGCGAGCTACGACCGTTCCAAAGAACGCCCTAAAGCGGCGAATGATTGCGATCGAGCCTACGTTGAATATGTTTTTTCAACAGGCTCTTATGACCGTAATGTATCAACGCTTGAAAGACGTGAAACTGGACGTAGAGAGACTACCCCTTCGGCACAAAAAACTCGCTAGGATTGGATCATTGACTGGCAATTTAGCCACCATTGATTTCTCTTCTGCGAG